CCGTCACACAAATTAGAAACTTTACAACTGCAACTCTGTTTGCAACCATGCAAGGTAATATAGGTAAAGGTGCAAATCTTCTTGAATCTGTGAAGATAGCTTTCTCAGACTTAAAAAATTTACCACCTGAAGAGGCTGTGACTAGATTAAAAGAATATGATCGATTAGGATTATTAGGAACACAACCAGAAATACAAGAGATAAAAAAACTTATTGACGAGGGTTTTGGTTTTCAAGGTAGTAATGAAGTTATTAACGGACAACGAGTAGGAAGAGAATTTGGAAGTAGATTTACTGATAATACTTTTGGAAACTTCTTAAATAAAAAAGTTTTGAAAAAATTAGAAAAAGCTTATCAAGCTAGTGATAACTCTTTTAAAATATATAACTTTGAGTTTGAAAAAACTAAGTTAAACAATGTGCTTACAGGAGCCTCTACTGAAGACAAGTTAAATTATTTTACAAGAGTTTTAGGTCAAGACAAAGTCAATGCTTTAAGAGTAGGAGACGATGGTGTTAATTTAACAAACGATCAACTTGTCGGTAGATTGTTGAATGAAAGATCAGCAGACATTGTAAAAAATACAGTTCCAAATTATAACCTCACACCAGAATTTATCAAAGGGTTAAGAAAACTACCTTTTGGTAACTTTGTTTCTTTTCCATACGAAATAATTAGAACAAGTGGTAATACCATAAAGTTAGCATTAGATGAGATGGCAGATCCTCTAACTCAAAACATAGGGTTAAGACGAATGAGTGGTACTTTGTTTACATTAGGTGCAGTGCCATACGCAACAACACAACTTGCATATAAACTAAGTGGTGTCTCTCCAGAAGAAATGGAAGCTTATCAAAGATCTTTTGCACCACCATGGGAAAAGAATGCACGATTAATACCAGTAGGCAGAACAGAAGATGGTAAGATACTTTATAATAATTTTAGTTATTTTACTCCTTATGGTGACTTAGAAAAAATAGCCATGGGTGCTTTTAACAAGTTTGATGAAGTCAGAAACGAAGGTGGAGGTTTTGATAAAGCTATTTTTCAAGGTTTCATGGAATCATTTGGAGAGCTGTTTAAACCATACACAGAAGAAGCTATTATATTTGCTAAATTAAGAGATGTAGCTGATCCAGAATCTGAGAATATTTTAACTAAAGTATTTGGTAGAGTCGTTGGAGGTAGAGGCGGATCAACAGAACTTGGAGCTAGAGTTTATAATGAACAAGATTCCATTGGTGATAAGATGGCAAAAAGTTTTAAACATATTCTAGATGGATTTATGCCAGGCGCAGTACCATTTAACGTAAGAGGTGGAGAGTTTGTATCTGGTGATTTTACAAGAAGTATCTTTGGAGGTCATTTGGGAATAACAGAAAAAGACAGATTAGGAAGACAACCTAAATTATACAGAGAGTTTTATGGTGCTTTACTTGGAGGCACTAATGAATTAGATCCAGAACTAGCTTTGAAGTTCAAAGGATACGAGTTTTCTGAAGCCAGAAAAAATGCATCAAGTATTTTTAATAGTGTTGCAAGACGAGCTAATGTAACGAGAGAAGAATTAATTGATGCTTATCAAAAAGCTAATGAAGCTAGATTTAGAGTTTTTAATGAGTTCTATGCTATTGTTCAAGACTTAAAAAGGCTTGGTAAAAGCAATCAAGAAATAGAAAGATTATTTAAACAAAATGGAGTCAGTGGAATAAAGCCTTTAGTACGAGGTAAGTTTGAACCTCTTCCAAATGTAGCTTCAATGGTTAGAAAAGCCATGAGGAGAGAAAATACGTTTGATCAGTATCCAAGAGAAGAAATAAATAATTTTTTAAGAGAACAAAGAAACAGACAATTCACTGCAACATCTATTGATAAAAAAGACCAAGCACCAGTAGAAGAAAAACCAAGACCTATTCCTTTTACAAGAACTAAGCCTCCAGTGACCACTGCCCCTGTTCAAACTGGTAATATAAATACTGGACAACAAATAAACACATCTTTAGCTTCTTTATTAGGCAGTAACCCAATAGAAGCTGCCAAGAATATGGAAATATTACAAAGGAGAACCCAGTGAAACTATCAGACAATTTTTCACTAATTGAGTTTACAAAGTCACAAACAGCAGAAAGAAAAGGCATAGAAAACAATCCAAATGAAGTGCATATCATAGCTATGGAGTCTTTGTGTTTTAATATATTAGAAAGAGTTAGGTCTGCTTTTGGTAAGCCAGTCATGATCAACTCTGGGTATCGCAGTCCAGCCTTGTGTGAAGCCATTGGATCAAAACCCACCTCACAACATTGTGATGGTGAGGCGGCGGATATAGAAATATTTGGTGTCAGTAATTATGACCTTGCAAAATATATTGAGAAGAACTTAAATTTTGACCAATTAATATTAGAATGTTGGGATGGTAAAGAGCCAAATTCTGGATGGGTGCATGTTTCTTACGTTAACGATATTGCAAACAGAAAAAGTGTGCTAACATACACAAGAGCAGATGGATACTCAAAAGGTATAGAGTAGTGTCGTACAAAAGAAATTATCAAAGAGAATACGAAATAGAACCTAAGTCTCGTAGAAAGAAAAGGGTTAATCGTAATTACGCTCGTAAAAAAATGATGAAGAAAGGTCTTGTTAAAAAAGGTGATGGTAAAGATGTACATCATGTGGGCGGTAATGCGCTGAAGAAACATAGTAAATTAAAAGTTGTATCTGCTTCTAAAAACAGATCATATGCAAGAACAAGAAAAGCTAGAAAGAAGAATCCAAAGTCATAATGTCTACATTAGTTGTTAATTTACCCTCCATAGACGTATGGGTGCGAAAAGAATATTTAAGAGATGGAGAAGATGGACATGGAGAGTTCGTAAAAGGTGTATGGGTTACAGCAAAATCTATTCCAGGTAGAGCTTTTTATTTTGAAACTTATCTGCCTGACTATGGTGCTCTTTACGATAAACTACCTATTAGTGCTTTTACTTCTGAACCACAGACCCCAACTCCAGATATGGATCTTTATAATCTCCAGTTTTGGAATTGCATGGATTATGGGGTGGTGGCAGTTAGCAAACAGTTCATAGGATCTATGGACTTCGAGGTATATACAAGAGATCATGGTATCGTAAAAGGATCATATGTATGCACTCTTGATAATTATCACGAGAATATAAATACAATAGATTATTCAACCAGTGAGAAACCAGCAGAACATAAATCAAATAACATAATAGAATTAGAAAACGGACAGTTTTGTCTGTATCCAAACAACAGAATGAGAGTGTATGATAATTCACTGACACCAGACAAACCACTGCAGCCAGACTTCAAAGTTAGCACAGAGATATATCAAGTTGAGAACGGACAGAAGTTTAGACTCGGAGATACAGATGAATACTTTTGGAAGGCAAAAGATGAATGATAGAGTTTCTTCTGATCTTTATGCTCAACGAAAGAGTGGTAGATCAGACACAAAGATTTGAAAATATTAATACTTGTTTGTATTTTGCCAGACGTTTGAACAATCAACCCGATGTTCCACTGTTAGATGGCAAAATGGCTAAAATCACTGCATATTGTAAGCCTGTCCGAAAAAACTAGGCTCTAGGATGCCCACACAGAGCCGAAACAAAGTGTCCGTGTGTGATTGTACCCTAGAAATACCTTTGTTTTTACACGATTACGATAAGTGGGTTAGCCAACTTCTCCCCAATTATTTCCTAATTCTGCATCAACTTCGAAGGGTATTCGTAGGTCTGGAACACAATTAGACATAATATCTTTTATTTTATCGACTTCTTCTTTATTTTTTATATTGAAACACAATTCATCGTGAACTGTTAGCATCGGACATAACCCTTCCGAATAACAATCGACCATTGCCTTTTTAGTTTGGTCTGCACTAGACCCTTGAATTAATCTATTCAGCGCCTTGTATGTAAATGCTCTTTGTACATTTTGATATTCTTCTAATGCATCCTTCAAAGGTAATGCTTTTTTAGAAGAGTAACCTCTTGGTTCATACAAATCAAAACGACATTTTCTACCTAGTTGAGTTCTTATCATTCCTTTTTTCAAAGCAAAGTTTGATACCTTTGTTGCTAGATCTTTTACAAAAGGAACTTTCTCATTATATTTTTCTAATAATTCTTTTGCCTCTTCTTCTGTAATGGCTAATGTGTTTGCTAATTTTTTGCGGCCCATACCATACATAATTCCAAGATTTACAGTTTTTGCTTCTTTTCTTGATATGTTTGCCATGTCTGCAACCATTTGATGAAAGTCTGCTTTACCTTCATTATACATAGTCACTACTTCATCTATCAACGGATGTCTAAATCCATCCGTTGGTTTGGCACAATAATGTGCTAACCATCTTGGTTCTTGTGATGCATAGTCAAACGATCCCCACTTACACCCCTCTTCTGGAATAAACAATCCTCTAATCGCTTTCTTGATTTCTAAATCTCTAGATGGTATTTGTTGTAGATTAGGATTACTGGAACTAAAACGACCCGTAACAGTTCCACCATCGTCTGTTCGGAGAGGATGAAAGTCACAATGTATACGACCATCATGAGCATGATTAAGAATAGTTTCTACAAAAGTAGTATTTGCTTTGTTAAGTTCTCTAATCTTTACAATTTTTTTAGCAACGGGATGAGGATGATGAGACAGAAACTGTTTTGTGAAAGAGGGAGACCCGCTCTTTTCTGTGCGAGAATACTCAAGTCCAAAAAAGTCAAAGACCTTTGCTATAGATGTGCTGACCCAAGGTTCAACTGCAACACCAGTAGCTTTGACTATCTCATCAAGTAATTGTTTCTCTTGCATAGCCATTTGTTTTTTTACCTTTTCTGCTTGATCTAAATCAACACGAACACCTTTTGTTTTCATTTCTAACATGACGGGTATCAATGAAGATTCTAGTTCAAAAATACTTGTGCATTCCTCTCTTTCTAATATTGGTAGTAAATGATCATACAATCTCAAAGTGACTGCAGCGTCTTGTTCTGCATATGCTCCCACATATTTAGCAGGCAGTTTGTACATCTCTGATTTTGGATCTACACCAAACTCACTCGCTGCATGTCTTAAAGTTTTTTCACTTTTATATTCTTGTAAATAATCTGACACCAAACTATTTAGATTATAATATCTTCTGTTTTCATTAATCAGAGGAGCCATAATCATTGTATCTAGTATGGGACCTTTAACTTCTATACCTTCTGCTCGTAGCCAACCCAAATCATACATGGAGTTATGAAAAATCTTAGGAACTTTTGGAGTATCCATTTGTTTCTTAAACCACTTAAAAACCATGTTTGAATCTATGTTACCTTGAGAATGTCTTATAGGATAATATCCTTGGAAGTCTCCCGCAGCCACTGCTATGCCAATAACATATCCATCTTTTCTACACCATCCAGGCCCTAACTTTAAAAGATTAGGATCTCTTGTTTCTAAATCAACAGATATACGAGATGCTTTTGTTAGATCTGGAAAATCATTTGGAGGAGACCAATCAAAGTCAATGTTCCCCCAGGACATATCTTTTACATCTTGATCAATAAAATGATATTGATGTTCTTTACTTGTCATTAATTATTTCGCCTCCAAGAGCTGCATATCCAATGATATCCACCCAACTATCATCATGATCTAAAGTCTCTGCTAGTCTAGCTAATTTAACTCCTATCATACAAGCGATAACTTCCTCTGCCGTAACTTCTCTTGCGAGTATAACAGACCATATCTTAGCTATTCTTTCATGATTGAATTTAGCTGGGCCATACTCTTTGGCTCTCGGCCCATTAATTAGTTTTTCTGCTTGATTTAAAAAATATTCTCTATTCTTTTTCATTTTTATTGCTTTCTGTTGATAACAATTTTTTTTCTTTTCTTTCTAATTAAAAGCTATTTTCCATATTTCTCTAACTCCTTAATTCTTTCTTTTAAATTATCGATTTCATTAATAAATCTTTGTTCAATTTGATTAGCCAACTTTTCTTTGTCTCTTTGTCTTTGAGCGGCGGCTCTACAATTTTGATGACAATATTTAAGACCTTCTCTGCCTAAGTTGTAAGACACAACTCTAACTTTTTTAACTTTTTTACATTGAGGACATTTAAAATCAAAAGACTTAGTTTTTTTAATATGCTTTATATATTCAATATGTTCGTTTACTTCTTTATCAAGTTCTTTTTTTGCTTGTTCATAAGTTTTCATATTTTGTATCCACTTTCACTTTTGCTTTCAACTATATGTAAAGACTTACGAGCACGAGTTACTCCTACATAAAATACTCTATGCTCACTGTCTTCATCTCCTTTTTCCTTTATTAATTTGGGACAATCTAAAAGCAAAGCTACATTGTCTGCCTCTCCACCTTTAGCTTTGTGTATTGTTGACAAACGAATTCTAGGTTTCTTTGTTAATATTCTCTCTCCCCTTCTTCTTGCAGAGGTAATATATATTCGTTGTTGTTCTGTCATGTTTAGAACATCGTACCACATCATTTCTTTGTTTAAGTTTAATAGATAACCCAACTCGCTCTTTAATAAATCGTCCAAAGTATATGTTCTGTCTTGATCCAATAATTCTATTTTTCTTTTTCCACCATGACCAATGACCCCTTTTTTTGTTCTCCTCGAAAACTCTACCCAATTTTGTACACTTAGACTTTGATTTTTGCATAATTGTATCCACACCTCTATACTGTTAATTAACTTTTCAGATACAGACCATCCAGATCCCTCTCTCCAAAACATATATCCTTCATCTTGTAATTTATTTCCTATGTCAGAAAGTATTCTGTTTGTTCTTGCTAACACATACCACTCTCCTCTGTTAAAATTTATGTCCATAGCATCGTAATAATAAGAAACATTGCCCTCTTCTTCCTTTGGCTTGTATTCCTTTTGTTTTCTTGTTTTAACTTTTCTTATAATGCTTCTTGCAACAGACCAAACAGTGTATGGAACTCTATAAGATTGATCTAGTACTATAGATTCTTTTGCACAGTTTAAAAAATTATTTACGTTTGCGCCTGCCCAATTGAAAATACATTGATCGTCATCCCCAGCATAGTATGCTTTTTTAGTATTGGGTAACAAACACTCCTTGACCATTCTCCATTGAATAGGAACTAAGTCTTGTGCTTCATCCACAATTAATAAATCTAATTCAGGTCCCGTTCCTTGTTCTAAGAACTTAATTAACATGTCTGTAAAATCTAATTTAAAATTTTTCTTTTTGAAATCTTGATATGCTTCTGCAACAGTAGGCATGTATGCTCTACTCAAAGACATGTCTCCAAAAGAATCAAATTCATCCATTAAATCAGTGCCTTTTAGTCTAGACATATTATATACATAGAAATATTTATCTCCGTCACTTGACCCTGGAGTAAACATGTCGCCCTCTTCTATATTTATTTTTTCTTCTTTTTGAAAAACAACTCCAAGTTTCTTGCCTAAAAACCTCATGTCGGGTGGTTTAATTACATCTTCTGTTTTCATTCCAACCCAACGAAAAGCAAGAGAATGTAGTGTTCTAAAGTGATGAAAATGCTTTTGATCTAGGTTAAATTTAACACAAGCTCTATCAACAGCTTCTTGTGCAGCTTTTCTTGTAAAAGATAAGAAAGCTATCCTTTGAGGATCTACTCCATTTGCAATAGCATTTTCTATAATATCTAAAAGTTTTGTTGTTTTACCAGTTCCAGGTGGTCCATAGATTGCTATTTCGTTACTCATTCTCTATTTCCTTGTCCTTTGTTTCTACCTGTTGGTGCTTTATTTTCGAATGGACATACACCTTTTGCATTTATTTTTACTGCTTCTGGGTACAACCTCCATAATTCCTCTTCTAAATACTCTTCGATTAGTTTTTTACCTTCAACACACTCTTGTCTTGTTTTATACACAACCCCAGGTTCCCAAAAGCTACACAAGGCATCTCCACCTTTGTATCTACACTGCTCAACAAAAATTACACAAAAAGCTACTAACATCTCCATTAGAACGGAACCTCCTCTTCAAATTCTACTTTAGGTATTTCAATATCCTCTTTTACTTCGGGAACCCACCAAACACGAATAGCTTTCCATTTACCATCCGTTGTTTTAAAGTTTCTAACATTACTGCATTTATCCCCATTATTTATTTCTTTTACTCTTTCTTGAATCTGACCTTTTGAATAATGTGTAAACCCCTTTTGTCTTAAAAATTCTATAAAAGAATCTATTTTAAAATATACAAAGTTATCCATGATCCATGGTTTACCTATTAATAATTCTTCTGCCGATTGTGCTTGTACTCGCCCATAACAAAAAGACTCAAGCAGTTGATTAAAATGTCCTTTGTAAGTTAGTTCTTCTGGAACTTCTATTTCATTAGCCTCTGCTAATAATCCGTTAATTAACAACTGCCAATCGCTCTCTTTTACTTTTGGCGGCATAAAATTTTGTTGTTCCAGACATGCTATCTGAAACTTAGATTGTGATTGTAAATCAAAACTTGTTAACTCTAATCGTCTACCATCCAGATCTGCAAAGAACACCCTTGGTTCTGATTTGACAATAGATATACCTGTTATTTCTACTGCATCTACATTCACACCAATGCCATACTTTCTTCTTTTACATAAAGATTTATTACAATGTGCTTTGATAGGCTCTTGTCCACATGTATAAAAATATTCTTTCTTTTCTAACTGACCTTGTATCTGAACTATTTCTTGTGCAGATACGGGACTAGTGCAGTAATCAATGTTAAATTTTTCAAGCAGCGCCTTCCAATTATCGGGATCCATCTTCTTAAACATTGCACCATAATTAAATAAAGACATGTTCCTTGATCCCTCTCCAATGCCATTTAGTGCCATGACATTTAAACAAGGTGGACCTTCTGGAAAAGGTTCTGTCTTTTTTGATCCTACTTGTAGTTTAAAAAAGGAATTTGGTTTTACTTTTCTTTTATCAACTAAATCTAAAAATTCTTCGAAGGTAGCAACCTCCCCGTTTTCTTTGAAGGCATACCTCATGGTTTGATCTTTGTTATGATAGGGTAGGTTAATAAAGTTACCTACATCCCCTCGTTCTACTAATATCTGTTCTTGTTTTGGAAATATCTCGCAGTTACCAAAACCTATTACAGATGCAATCTCTGATGCTTTATCTCTAAATTCGCCTGCATTCATCCAATCTGTTAGGAAGAAAAAAATATGTGCTCCACCACTTTTACTTCTACAAACGATGCATGGTATCTTAAGTTTTCTTAATTTCTTATCTAGGGCAAGATGATCAATAGGATATGTATCAATATCTAATGCACCAAACTTGCATTTATTTTCTTCATTAATAGGTATGGAGCCAACACCAAGTCCACCATCAAGATGACCATTAATCAACTCTAATGTTAAAGGAGTTCTTTTAATATAGGAATTGGCGGCTTGTTTCCCTTGTCTTCTTTCTTGAGAGATCTTTGTCTCTCCATGAGCCTCAGAAAAACCTTGAAAAGCATCCATAAACCTTTGACCATTGTTCATTTTATTCCTCACAAATGGCTTTCGGGTAGAAGAAAATGAAAAAGGAGGACTTCTACCCGAAATCGTTAAAAGTTAGAATGGTATTTCGTCTGTATCTTTAGTAGGAGATTGATCAATCTCATCGGCTATTGCCGTTCCTTTGATCTCTCCACTTGCAACACTATTATGAAACTCTTTACATTCATTATAAACGTCAAGAGAATCTACCATCCCGACTTTTTCTATCTGCCAGGAATACCAAGATCCTTTGTCATTGCCATCGGCTATTGTTTTAAGTCTCCATTTATTGGCAAACATAGGAGCAGGTTTTGATGTACCATCTGCTAACTTAATAGTTTGCATTGACATTTGAGTTACCCAAATCTTTGATCTTCTGATTTGAGTTTTCTTCATGTCTACGATGGCAGGTTCCAACATACCAAGTTCATCGTTAAGAACTTTTACATAATGTTGACCCGTTCTTACAAGTTCATTACCACTAGGTAATATATCCATATTAGTTTCTTTGTCTCTTTTGACATTTAAAACATCTGGATGATCTTTTGGTAACTCTTGTACAAAACCACCACCTTGAGATCTTGGAACGAACTCAAGTAATTTTTGCTCAAAATAGCAAGGAACAACTACAATACCCTCTTCTGCTTTCCATACTTGATGGGTAACAGTATTAAAGATATCTCCTTGTTCTGCACCTTTTATATAATCTGAATTAGTTTTGACTAACTGTGGAGACAATGCTTGTAGAATTCTTAAAAAAGGAATCTGCATGTCATCTGCCGTCACATTGGATAGTCCCAAGCCAGAATCGGTTGCCATTTCACTTATCAAATTTGCAGGTAGACCTGCCTCTTTCTTATTTACTACTTGTGCTTTCATGATTATACCTTTCTAAATGTAGCAGTTGTACCAACGTATGCACCAAACATTTCAAGATCTACTTCCTTGCCATCTTTGATACGATCCGATAACCAAGATTTCAAAGTCATTGGATGTATGTGTGTCTTTGAACTTGGATTAACACCTTTCTCTTCGAGATCGGCAACTATAGCTTTAGCAAGATTGTCTTCTCCCATGCTAAAACTCACGACAACATCGTTCTTGATGATGTCACTTTCGCCTATTGATCTTAACCAATCATAAGCTTCACCTTTACGATCTTGAGGTATACTTGCATGAACAAAAGGTTTTAACTGAACTTTATTACCATCCACAGTAATAGAGTCCATACCCATTTCTTGCATCATTGCAGGAATAGATTCTGTATCAACCTTTTGTCTCATAGCCTTAAGATCTTTGAGATGTTGCTCGGCTTCTTTGATTTGATTTGAAAGTTGTTGACTGTTACGAATTAAAGAAGATAATTCACTCCCCTTTTTTGCGTCAATTTCATCAAACGCACTCGCATCTGCAACCATTGTTTCAAATAACTCGTTCATAATTGAACCTCCTTCGTTAAAGTTATACCCTTCGGTTTGTTGATCTCGGCAACCTTTTATGTCGGTAAGGACGGTAATTAGCTGCCGAGACTTTTAATATAATTATTTGCAATTAATTGTCAATACTTTTGCCAAAATAATTTTTAATCATCCAAGAAAGTTGTCTCGCATATGACCTACCCTCTTGGTCTGCTATCTTTTTAAGATCTTCCCAGATCTCAATCGGAATAGCTACTGTTCTATATTTTTGCATTTCATGCTCCCATGTGTTGTTGCCCGTATTTATTATATATATCATGTTGTTGTAATTTTCAGCAATTAATTGTCTTTTTTTGGAGAAACTTGTAACCATTTCTTTGCTTCTTCATTCAAAGCTTTGCCTGCCAAGACTATTTTATTCTGTAAAACTTTCACGATATACTCATCAATCGTGCCTTTAGCTATCAAATCTACATATACGACTTGATTCTTCTGACCCGATCTATGATTACGATCCTCAGATTGAATTCTTTTTTCTAAATCAAAATCATTAGAAAAATAAATTACATTTGTTGCCTTGATCAGAGTCAAGCCTCTGCCTCCCGTTTGAGGATTGGCAACAAAGAACCTTACACTAGGATCGTTCTCAATTCCTAAGATTGCATCTTGTCTATCTTTTTCAGATGTATCTCCGAAATAATTTACAGTAGATGCATGTCCATATTTTTTTCTAAGAGCATTTGTAATATTGATTATGTCATGTCTGAACCTTGCCCAAATAATAACCTTACCACTCATCTCTTCTATCGCATCCAACATGCAGTTTATTCTGTTGTTCTTAACTTCTATTGTTTTGCCATCATTGGTTACGATGAAACCACAAAGTAACTGTTGCAGCTTTATTAACTGTGTCATGACTTCAGTTGCACTTACCAACTCATCATTGACCACTGTCAATGCATGTTTCTTCATAGATTGATAGTGTTGTAATTGCTCTGTAGACAATGTTACTTCTCTAGTTGTGTATATTTTTGGTGGCACATCTTTTAAAACTTTTTCTTTCGTAACTCTAAATGAAAAAGTTTTTAGTCTTTGTGCTAGTTCTTCCAGGTTTCTATATCCAATAACTTGATTGAAAGAATGAGCACCCATCTTTTGTCTTCTTGTCACGGCATATCGACCTTGAAAAGACCAATAAGAATCAAACCCCAAAAGATCTTGACTCATGAATAAACATTGAGAAAACAAATCCATTGGCGATCTTGTAACGGGAGATCCCGTTAATATTCTTTTATAACTTGCTTGTTTACCAAGACTAATTAGTGCCTTTGTTCTTTTGGCTTGATGATTCTTTATCGTTGTCGATTCGTCCACTGCCAATAAAAAGTTTGAATTTTTTATAAAAGCTTCAGTATATCTTTTTACTTTTGGTGTAGCAAAACCTTCAACATTAATTAAAAGTATTCTAAATTTTGATCTTTCTTTTGTGGCCCGAACCAGATTATCTTTCTGCGACTTGGTTGCATTTGCCCTCCAAGTAAATACCTCATAATCTATTTCATCCAAGAAATGTTTCGGAATCTCTGTCAATTCCCAATTTCTGTAGACTCCCTTGGGAGCCACAATGATTGCAGAATCTATTTTGTTTTGGAGTCTAAGCCATGCCATGTTGTCGAGCAGAACTTTAGACTTACCACATCCCATCTCCATAAAGTATGCATAGTTCCTTTTATCAAAACTGTGAACCAAAGCATCTTTTTGATGTTGGTATGGCTTTGTTTTATATTTAAACTGCATCAGATTTTTTTCTAGCTTTTGTTTCAAAACTAAAAATGTTGTTTCTATCAGTGTTTTTTAGGACCTTCATCGCACTTTTCTTTTTGTGTCCCAATTGTTCAAGTCTTTCTACTGCCTCTTCTAAGTTTAGTTCTCCTCTTATGTAACTTATCACTGAATCTAAACTATATTGTAGGTAGGTCTCAGATTTACTTCTCCTCATTTTCCTCTGCTCCTTTTGTTATTATTCCTAATTTAATTATTTCCATGATATAAACTATGTCTGCATAATTTTCTAAAGTTGTAATCATTCTTAACTCGCCATCCTTGTCTTCTCCAATGACTATTAACTCTTTGAATTCTTTTGATGCTATGTCACAAACTTTTTTGACGGGATTTTTTGCTTTGCGAATTAAATCAAAGTCAATAATATTATTGCTCATTTTAATTGTGATCCTTGGCAACAATCCTCAACGATAGCATGACAAAGAACACACTGCTCATGTCCATGTACGTTTACTGTATGTAATGTTCCTTGGCATCTAGGACATCTAGGAGTGCAATGTGTTTTAACTTCCTTGCGTGTTGCGTCTTGCCAATCATGACCGTATTTTTCTTGCCAATCTTTATCTTCCAAAACTAACTCCTCTCTTCCATGTTTTTTCTGTCGTCTATTAATCCACAAGCAATACATTTATAAACGTCTTTCAGTTCTGTTTTATTCATTTTGATTTTACATCTAAAACAAATAATAATTTTTTCCTGGGGAGTGTTCATTTATTTTGCCACCATCATGTCTGCTATTCTGTGAGGAATAACAATATCTTCGTTGCATCTATCACAACATCTCCCATCTGATATTGGTTGAGCATTGTGTCCCTCTGTCCAATACACTATGCCCTCTGCATTTTTATGCTCTTCTATTTTGCCTTTACAAATTACACAAATCATTAACATCTCCCTTTTTTAAATTTTTTAAATTCATTGTAATCAACCACATTGTAATCACAATCAACAAATTCATAGTTTTTCCAAGATCTATCTTGTTCTCTTTTCAAAGATCTAAGAACTGCTTGTTTCTCTGTTATGCCTTTAATTTTTACAATTCTTTTTATGTTTACAAACGTCTCTACATAATATGTGTTTGCATTGTTATAATCCATGAATTCAGTATCATATTTTTTCGCCATTTTTTATGTCCTCCTTTATTGCTAGTCCTATATGATATGCATGTTGGGGTACTATTGCATTCCCCAACATTTTTAATCTTTGTGGTCTGTTTTGTTGTTCGGTTGTGATTCTTGGGATTCCTCTAGGCTCGTCCATCCAATAGGATAACCCATTAGCCACTCTGTCCAATCGCAGTTTAGTCTCGCATCTCCCTCGGTCTGATACATCTTCATTGTGAGGTCGATCTGTCTCCCATCTTTCAATCGCTTTTCGTAATACTGATTGTTGCCATTGTATGAATGTTTCACTTGACCACTGTTCGGAGTTGGAAACTTCCACTCTTCCATCCTCGGTGGTCTTAAAGTTACCCCATTCATCATAGAT